GATTCTTTGTCGACACGTTATCGAGAAATCGAGAAAATGTTGGTACAGATTCCGAAGAAGGACGAGGCTCGCGAGGCGTTGGTGACAGAAAACGAATTGTTGAAGAAAGAATTGACGGAGGTGAAACAATTGAAAACCTCTGTGAATGTAGAAACGTCTTCTCTGAAGGCGGTACCGAAAACAGTCAGGACCGGGAAAGCAAAAAGCGAGCGGGCGGATATTTTGGACAAGGTGTTGGCCAATGGCGTTGTTTTGGATGTTTTGATAAAGGCCCTCGAAGATCGGGGTTTGGTAACAAAGGTTGCTGCCGTGAAAGCGAGCAATGTAGAGCCCATTCCTGTGGCGGTCGTTCAGGAAGCCTTGAGCAAATTAACGAAAGCGTCAACCAGCACTCAGAACGAATGAAAATGCTTGGACCAGATATGGATGATTTCTGTTGGCCTCAAATTGACGGAAAAGCCATAGATGAGTCTTTGTGTTTTCACGCTTGTAGATATCGTGAAGCTCAACTTGGTTTTGATATAGAAAATTATAAAAATATACCGCGTGTAGTTAATGTTTTGGAAAGAATTTATTCGTGTACAAAAGTAGTTTACGAAGGTTGGCCTGTTGATTTTAAGAAGTTTGTTATGGATGGAATCGATTGGAATTCGTCGCCTGGATGGCCTTGGCGAAGACAATATCCGACCAATCGTGATTTATTCGGTTTTGATGGAGTGGACATTATGCCTGAAAGATTAGCAATGGTTGAAACCGCTGTTCGTCAGCGGTGGAATTCTTTGCTTGAATTTCCGGCATGTGATCCAATTTTTCTGTTTGTCAAACCAGAACCACATAAGAAAGCGAAAGCTGATAAACAATCATGGCGATTGATATCTGGAGTTGGTTTGACGGATAGTTTGATTGATCGAATACTTTACGGAAATTGGTTGGATGTTATGATTAGTAAACATAAGGAAATCCCATCTAAAGCTGGATGGGCTCCCAATGGAGGAGGTTATAAATGGTTAGCGAAAGCTTTCCGTGGTAAAACGCCCATATCTATTGATAAATCTTCTTGGGATTGGACAGTTGGACCGTGGCATGTAAAAGTGTTGCGATCATTGTTGCCCAGGATGATTTTTAAACGGACGGATGAGTGGGAAACTGTTTTTAATAATAGATTTCTTGCTTGTTTTGGAGAGGGTAATCCAATTTTTAAACCTTCTTGTGGTTGTGAGTTCATACAGCTTGTTGATGGAATTATGAAGTCAGGTATGTTGGGAAC